TTCATGCTAGCAGCGATATCTGTAATCAGATCGTTTTGTTTTTGCGGATCGGCCTCAGCAAAAGCCGTGAGCATATCTTTAGAGCTAAGCTCATACCTACTAGCAAGGTTGTTCAAGAAACCGACAACACTTACCATTGGCTCATAAACATTCTGTTTATACTCCGCAGTAGCCTCAACGCGAGTAATGGCAAGCTCTTGCTCATATTCTTCATTGATCTTTTTCAACCGATCCAACTCCTCCGTATCAACGGGGGTGGCCTTGGCTTTTTCTAACTCAGCCTTTAGGGTTTCGATCTCCTTTTTGTAGGCGGAGTTCTCTTTTTTAAGTTCACCCCACTTAACAGCAGCCTTTTCTGTCATTCCCTTGGGCGTCTCCTCGGAAGAATTAACACTCGGATCTTCACCTTTCGACTCCTCGGTATCGCCTTCCTCATGATTAGCAGCAGTTTCCGGATCTTCAGAAATTTCTGCCTCGGTAGCTTTTTTGGAAGAAACTTTGGTCTTGTTTTCTTTCTGGGTTACTTTTTCTACTTTTTCGGACTGCTTTTCTTTGGCGGTCTTTTCCTCGTCGACCTTACCATATTTAGTGTCTCCGGTCTCCTTATTGATATTATCCATCGCCTGGTCCAAACGTGAAGCCCAATCGGACTCCTCGGGAGCGGTGAAGGTATTTACTGGGGGAGCCACTTCAAGGTTAGTTTGAGGTGACACGTCGATTGTGGTGGTGGCGGTATCCATGGTGTTGTGTTGGGGTTAAAAGTTTTCCTCTCCTATGTTTGAAGAATGTTTCCAAGGAGTCAGGGCATCGGGATCGATCTTTTGAGGCCTTTCCCTGGACAAAGCCTCTAGATTTTTAAGAGCTTCAAAATAACCTTCACGTTTAGCGTTCAAGAGAGCGCTATTTACGAGGAGATCGGGTGTACTGGCGGGGAACTTTGTGCGGGGTATTCCAACGTCGGTAAGGACGGATAAAGCAATCTGCATTACCGGCGACGACAGAATACTACGCAATTCTGCAACGAGATCAGGCCTCTCGGCCCATTCTTTTAAGGTCATTTAAGTTGTGTGGTTTGTTTTAGGCTGACTGCTGACGAATTTTGGTGGCCATCTCGGCATCGCGAAGAGCCAGTTTCTGGCGTGCCTCTGCGGCCTCTAGCTGCATCTGCTGCTGATGACGCTCGGCTTCCATCTGCAATTCCTGCTGATGCTTCTGAAGTTTAATCTGATCATCCGAATTCTGTTGCGATTCCGGAGCCTGCTGCTGGCTTTGGATCTTTTCGGAAGTCTGTTCAAAGATCTCTGATGCCTGTTGGAGCTGCTTTTTAAGCTGTCCGTATTCCTGTTTCCTGGTGGCGTCCTGAGCAACTTGCTCTAAATGCTGAGTGGCATGCGGAAAGGCGACTTTTGCATAAGCCACCGCCTGTTGAGGGTCTCCCTGACCCTGCTTGAGAGCTTCGGACTGTTGAGCGATGTCTGCGATATGGATCTGCGCGTGAACAAAGTGGTTTTCGTTCGGAGATACCTGAACCGGTTTGCCCTGAGCCATCGCGGCATTTTCCAATTCGGCGATCTTTTGATCGATAACTGGACGGAGATCAGGCTGTTTCGGTACGTATCGATCAACTTGATCATAACCGACCCGAGTAGCGATCCGATCTCGAAGGAGGTTGATCCGTCCCTGTTCATCAAACTGCTGCATCATCTGCATCATCTCGTCAAAAGCCACGAGACGAAGTTGATCGGAACCAGCACCAATCGCTCGAACTGCATTCACCGATTCAATCCGATTGTGGAGAACATCAAGAGGAACTCCGCGCTCCGTGCAATACTTCCAAAAAGCCATGACCTGTTGGCCACCACGTTCGTATCCAAGGTAATCAGCTCGGGTGGCGCGTTTAAAGCAGCCCCGGATCAAACGAGTCCAAGGCTCATAGAAAAGATTCATCGCGCTCGTGGTGAGCTGAGCGTCTCCCTGTAACTGAGCTTGAACTTCAAATTTTGTCCGCTCGGTGGGATTAGGATTACCCGTATGTGAACTGTAAGACCCAGCCCGGCGCTGAAGCTGCTCGGACATATCCTGGAGAACTGGGATAGCGTTCTGACCAAAATTGGGGAGTTGTTTGTCAACAATGTTGACTCCCGCCTGCATAACGCTGAAGGGTCCGAGATACTCAAACGCCAGATTTTCCAGGGCTTCCTCGGACTCGGGCTGGATCAAAAGGGAGCTGGAAAGCATGGACCCATCCACAAGTTGGCAACGCATGCGGTTGGAAACCTGGATATGGGGGAAGATTTTATAGCCCAAACCGCGTATACTTTGATAGAAACCGTTAGTTCCTATTCCGTAGGTGAAGGTAACGAACGCATCGCATGCTTTAGCGAAACGGCTTCTTTTCTGGTAAAGAAAATCCTCGTTCGATCCATCGGCCAGACTGATGTAGTGGGAAACGGTCCCGTCGTACTCTTTAACCCAAGCATGAATTACTCGGACTTCAGAACCGGAACCGTGAGCAACAAAAACGTCGTTGTTCTTTAAATCTTCCTCGTACCTTTCCCAATCGGTGATGTGGTAGGTGCTCTGGGCACCAGTGTTGGCGATGATCGCCTTTTTTACCTCGTCCAAATTCCACCCAAGTTGCTCAGCCCGCTCCTCATCGCGGATAAAGTTGTACAGCTCGTGAGCCCGCATAATCCGGGGGGAGATAGCGACCTCGATTGCATCCTCGTTAGCCCAAGTTCTGCGGGGGAGTAAGAAATCTCCAATTTTGGAAACTTGCCACCTCCAATCATATTCGTCCTCCCAGTAGGTGACGCTAACCCCGTGTTTGATGAAATAGTTGGCGTTGAGCAAGTAACGGGGGAAAAACTCATCCCACTCCCTCAACATCTTGGTGAACCCCGTGGAGATGATCTGTTCGTACTCTCCTTTTTTCTGGGGATCTTTTTCTTTGACGTTGATCGAGACTAAGCTCTCAACCGAGTTGATGAGGTCGATATAGCCAGCGAGTGCGGCTTCTAGCATGTACTCGGCCTCACCAAAGTTCAGATTGCACCGACTAGCCATTCCCGCTTGGCGCAAAATGTTGTCATCGTACGGAGCCGCCCCGTCAAACATGGAGTCCACTTCGGCACGATTCCTCGCGTTTACGTCGTCTGATTGTTTGAGGCGCAGATAAACCTTGTGCAGGGAATCCGGGTCCTTAATACGACTCCGTGGAGGCGTGCCGTCAGGATTCAGATTGCCTACAAGCGGATCGTTGACACTGGGTGAGAGATACTCCATTTAGAAGGAAGGTGTGGCGGTTATGCAGTGGTATATGATACCTGTCAAGAGTATTTTGTGTTTAACTGTAATCTTCGACCCAGATTGGCTTCTTTTAGTTTAGCAAAAGCAACTCGTTGCTTAACCTGAACCCTCGTTTCTTGGCGCTTAATTTGTACAGTCATCCCCCCAAATCCAAAGCGCTGTCGGCACAACTCTATTAAAATCATGGCGGCGTCAGCCAAATCCGGGCTCTCTCCGGTTCGTGCTTTCATGTCAGTTTTAGTTTCCACGACCATCCTGAGACCTACCCCCTTTTGAGTAGTATACTTTCTGTTGCACATCTCTCTGGCCAACTCGCGATCGATTCCTTTGAGCTGTCCCGTACGAATCAGCTCCTTCGCACCAAACCACAGCTCGGTGACCCTGTTGACGTATCTTTCGCTGGATAGAGTGTTGTCCGAGATAGATACAGGCAATTCACTGGCCTTACCACCGAATTGAACTCCCAAGACTTCTGGTGACCAAAGCATAGAGACGACATCTCCAAAAGGACCTCCTGCTCCGGACTTGTCGAAAGCAGCACAGAAAGGCTCAACCCCCTCCTCCTCACACAACTCCCGATACTGTTGAACAATCTGTTCAGTCCGGGTTTTTTTTCGATCTGTAACGTCGTCTTTGAGCAATTCCCTATGGGTGTACATCAGCGTGGGTATGCCATCCCGTGTAATCCCAAAAAGCCCAAACTGTACTGGGGTACGGTCTCCACCATTTGTAAAAGCGGGATCAAGAGCGGCAACTTTTGTTGGGGGCTCTATCCAAATCGCCTCCTGATCGGCTCCAGCAGTAATGATCTCAGTTTCAGAATAGATATTGTCGTCTT